TCAAGCAAATGAAAGCTAAATTCCCTGATGCAGAGATTAAAGGGCATAGAGATTTTCCGAATGTTCAAAAAAGTTGTCCGAGTTTTGATGTAACAAATTGGGTAAAAACAATCAAACTATAAATCATGAAAAAAAGAATTTCAAAGCAAGGCACGTTAGCAATGTCAGACATTGTACGCGGTCTTATTATGGCGGTATTAACTCCAGCGGTTTTAATCATTCAGCAATCTTTAGAAGCTGGTACATTAACCTTTAATTGGAAAGAGATAGCAATGGCATCTGTTGCCGGAGGATTAGCCTATCTGGTTAAAAATTTCTTTGAGCCGAGCAAGGCTATTGAGCGGTTGTAATGACATTTGCAGGTTTATTACTTGTATTTGTCGGATGTTTACTAATCTACTATTATGCAGAAACAAGAGATAGTTAGACCGTATTTGGAAAGGTTTCCAGATCATGCAGATCTAACCTTGGCAAAGAAAATCTACAAGGAAAATCCATTAGTTTGGACGCAAATTGAATCAGTTAGATATATCGTTCGGGCATTAAGAGGTAAGCGAGAAAGCAACTACAAGGACAAAAGTCTGTACAAAGCTAAAACCTACGATACTAACCCTTATAAGCTACCACAAAGCGAGGAGAAAGAAAGAGTACCTTTTACCCTTCCTTTGGCTTGTAACAACATCCTATTAATCTCTGACCTGCACATCCCTTACCATTCGATTGATGCGATTACTGCGGCTTTAGATTATGGTAAAAAGGAGAATATAAACACAATCCTAATCAATGGAGATTTAATTGATTTCTATGGATGCTCACGTTTTGAAAAGGATCCCAGAAAGCGGTCCGTAAAGCATGAGTTTGATACTACTAAGGAATTTCTACGGATTCTCAGAGCGACATTTCCTAAAGCTATAATCTATTTCAACAAAGGTAATCATGATGTTAGGTACGAGCATTTCTTGATGGCTAAAGCGCCAGAGATATTTGATGATCCTTACTATTCGCTTGATGCCAGACTTGAACTATCAAAGGTTTCTATAAATCTAATTGATGACAAGACTATAATCAGAGCCGGGAAACTGAGCATACATCATGGGCATTTGTTTTTTCGTGGTTTTATGGCACCGGTTAATTCAGCCAGAGGACTATTCATGAAAGCCAAGCAAAGCATGATCTGCGGTCACGTTCATAAGGTTTCCGAACATAACGAAACTAACTTATCCGGAGAATTGATTTCCTGCTGGTCAACTGGTTGCTTATCCGAACTATCGCCAGACTACAATCCGCACTCAAACAACTACTCGCATGGCTTTGCGCATATCAGAACTGATAAAGAAGGCAACTACTCAGTAAAGAACTTCCGCATCTTGAAAGGCAGAATCCTTTGAGTAAAACCCGCATCCAGCAATTAATGATTGAAAAACTGCGACTCGAAGCTGAACTCGAAAAAATAAAAAAAGAGTTACGGCGATTGGTGCAAAGGAAGTGATGGCTATTTTACTAAAATACAAAGTTGTTTATTGGTAATGTTTATTGTTTGCATGGTCATAACTTTTTTGTGTCATCCAGCAAAAGCAATATTTTTTTTACTGCTAAATGAATAGATTGGGGGTTACTGATAACCAAAGTTTCTCTGATTGCTTTTTCTATTTGCTTTTCCATTTTTTTTTAAGTTTGGTTAGTGAGTGCTATGCGATATAAAGGTTCGGGTAGATGCAAAATAATGCACAATAATTAGGAATTTAACCGAGTTATTGACTATTATTTGTCATAAAGGTTTTATTTCTTTTTAAATTGTTCAAACCATTCTTTTAATAAGTCAATAGTTCTTTCAGCACCATCATATTTTGATTTCGAATGTAATATTTGACCAAGATAATTTTTATTTTTATTTGGATATAACATTATGAATTCTGCAAACTCAATCATATCTTCCTCACTATACATTCTTTCTTCACATTCTGTATAACCACGTTTAAAAGCGATTCTTTCCATCAATTGGTTTTCATCTGAATAAAAATCTTTTGCTAGTTCTTCAAGAGTGGTTTCTTGTTTTTCTTCTTTATACAATCCCAAATTCTCATCATATCTTATCATGTCAATGAGGTGTTGTTTTTGTTCTTCTTTTTTCATAACTTTTCTATTTCTTGAATGTATCGTTGTAGTATTGTTCAAATTCTAATCTATGAAATTCTAAACTTTTATGTCCTATACAATAATTATTTTTAATGTATTCAAACATCTGTTGCTTTTCCATTTCTTTGGCTTGTTCAATGTATTCTCTTTGTTTATAAGTAAACCATTCTTGTTTATTTAAATGAGATACCAACCATTCTACTGCGGTCTGTTTCATACCTTAAAATTTAAACCCCTCTCTTTTAAACAATTTGTCCAGTTCTTGTTCGATCAGTCTGGTCTGAGCCAGGCGTTTTGATTTGCTAATCTTTTTTAAAGCTAATCGCTTTTCATCGGGTAGATACACCGGTATTGATTTTAGTTTTTCAGTCATAATTTTTTGATTTCTACAAATATATAAATTATAATGGGATTAAAAAAAAGTAAAAAAAAATATCAGAATAATTTTTTTATATCAAAAATAGATTTATATTTGATCAGCAATTCAATGGAGGGTTGCTCAAAACTTGCAAACTATGAAAACTTTATCAAACACATTAAACAAAGAATTATTAAAGGCTCAAAAAAACGTGCAAAAGATAGAAGCTAAATATAATGATTCAAAAACTGAAAAAAATGAGTATTCTGGCGATAATAAAATTTATAAGCAATTCGCAAATGCTATTGAAGTTAGAGACATTTTAAGCAGTACGATTAGCAAACTAACCTATTTGGTCAACTAACCATTCCAGTTCCAGCAAGTCTGGAATTTGCCGCCTCGCTTGATTAGTCAAGCGGGGATTTGGCAGTACCGGGATGTTCCGGATTAAAACTTGCATTATGGAAATTATCATCTTTTTTATCTGTATGTTGGCAGTCCTAATTGGATTAGCTGGATTATGTGACTATTTAACCCATAAACTAAAATGAATTTAGACGCCTATTACGATGATCTGTACGAGAGAACAGAGACATCAGCAGAGCATTGCGAATACTGCGATGCCAGAATCGAAAAATGTAAATGTCATAAACATGACGATTATGATCGCAGGAGGGATGAAGAACATGAATAACCTATATGACAGATTGAAGCCAGAGTTTAAGGCTAAATTAGAGGAACAATCCGATTATTATCCTAATGCAATTAAATCAATTTATCAAGAACTTAAAATTACAAGTTCTTTTATTGATTTGAAATACGGAACTGTATTTGAATTAAGCAATTTTCTAAACATAGGTAAATACGATGTAACAACTATTTACAACTTATTCGAACAAACATGAGAATATTAGCAGTTAAAACAACAGTATTGCCAGATGGGCATCGTATTGAATGGCATAACGGGATGCCGCAACATAAGTATCTTGCGATGGATGATCAGTTATTTAACCGATGGACTACCTATATACATGCACAAGTAAACAAAATCAAAGGCATTAACAAGGTAAAGCCAGGCGGAGTTGGTCACATTGAAGGGCAAGAATCGGCATTAAGATTAGCGAAGGAGATACTGGGATGATGGGATTTCACGAAGATCCGGAAGAAAACCAAGATCGTACCTTCTGGGCGATCATGTTTGTCATGATATTACTGGTTATGTTTTTCGTGATGGAGATTTTTGTGAGGTTTTATTTGCAGATATCATAATAATTTTTTAATTTAGATACACCGACTGGAAGCGGTATTTAAAACATTTTAAGAGCCTTATTTCGGGGGCGGATCTTCCAGTCCAAACCCGGTATAAGGCATTTTTTATTTATGAGTACAGAAAACAAAAAACCAAATCTACCAGCAATAGTAAAAGATTTGGGCCTATCCGTAAAGATGGATAGTTTAAACACCTTGCTTAATTCTAATCCTCCATCATCTTGGATGCGCGAACACAAAGGATTAAAGTACCAACCGATTGAAAGGGTAAAAAACAATCTGGTTACAATCTTCCAAGATTATGACTGGTCGATCAAATCCGTTTCGATTATGGCGAACTCAGTATTGGTTTATGGAACACTTTCCATATTCAATCCGATTACCGGAAGGCAGCGCAATTTGGATGGCGTTGGGGCGTGGCCGATTCAATTAGCCAAAGGATCTAAACCTTTAGAAATCGAAAACATCATTCAAGACGCAATCCAGAAAAATGCACCAGCTGCTGAAAGTCTGGCCCTAAAAAATGCAGCTTCAAAACTTGGTAAACTATTTACCGATGGCGGATCTGATGTTGAGTTTAACGGAATGTACTCCAAGGAAGTACCAATGGATGACATTAAATCTTCAATGCAATGATAATTACCGGACAACAAAACGAAAACCAGCGCACTCCAGAATGGATACAATCGCGCATGGGCCGCTTCTCATGTAGTCAACTGCACAGACTAATGACTGAGCCAAAAGCTAAAGCCGACAAGGAAGCTGGTAAACTATCTGATGGCGCAATTACTTATGTAATGGAGTGCATCGCTGAGAAGCTAACTGGCAAACCAGCCAAAGATGATTTTACAAGTAAGTACACCGAATGGGGAGTAATGCACGAACCAATTGCTATTGGTATTTATGAGGAGGTTTTTCAGACCAAGGTAATCCAATCGGGTTACATTCCGTATGGAGATAACTTCGGAGGTTCGCCTGATGGCTTGGTAGATGACGATGGCGGCATTGAAATCAAATGCCCCTATACAATTACTGCGCATTTGGTACACTCGCTTACAACTGATCTAAAAGCGGATTATAAAGAGTGCTACTGGCAGATTATCGGTTACATGATAATTACCGGGCGCGAGTGGTTCGATTTTATATCCTATCATCCAGAATATCCGGGCAAATATCAATTCAAACGTATTCGTTTAGAACGTGCAAATTTGTTCATTGACATTGAACAAGCCGAAAAGAAAATAGAACAATCAACTGAATATTTAAACTCAATTTTAAACTCAATCTAATGGCAAACAAACCAATGAAAGGATCTATCTGTATGACAGATCTAAGCGAAGCATTTAAAAACAATCATTCGGCTTTCAACAAGTCAGAAAGTAATGGTAAACTATACGCCAATATAGCAGTCTGGATGAATGATGCACCAGATCAGTATGGCAATATCCTATCATTTCAGCTAAACTCAAAAAAGGATGCGGCCGATGATAAGGTATATTTTGGTAATGCAAAACTGCCTGATGCTGGTAAAGCTGCACCAGCGCAGAAAACAAACGCAAAGGATGATGATTTGCCTTTCTAACCAATCTCCCCTGCCTTTAAATATTGAAGGCAGGGGTAAACGATATGGCAATAGGCACTCAAAAAAAGCCATAGGTTTAGCATTAGAGTATTGCATAGGAAATAATTTGCCTCCAGTACTTGCCGCCAAAAACCTAAATTTTCCAATGCCGACTATTGCCGACTGGATGACGAAGTACTGGTTTTATAAAAAAATAGATAACCCGATAATTTTAACACTACAATCTAATGTTTAATCACAAACACCAAAAAATATTAATGGACTTCTTTAGAAGAAGATCATTAATGAAATATAGTATTGATGATATTTATGATGCTTTGGTAAGTTATTATGGCAAAAAAACTGATTAAAACCAATGGCCAAGGCGATGCGCAGGAACTTGGTAAGGTACAAAGCTACAAAGCAAAGTCGAAGCCTTACCGAGAACCTGATTCGCTACGCGCTTATCGGTTAGAACGTGAACGATTTTTCTGGAAAAAATATCCAGAGCAAAGGGCAGAGATTGAAGAACGAGTAAAACAAATGCAAAAAGAATGGCAAACTCAGGACAAAAGATTAAAATAGCAACAGTATGCTCAGGGATAGGCAGTCCAGAACAAGCCTTAAAAGAATTGGATATTCCTCATGAAATATCATTTGCTTGTGAGATTGATAAATATGCCCGGCAAACTTACTTGGCAAATTTTACACCAAATCAAATGTACACCGATTTGACTGCCGAGGAGTGGGATAAGCCGGAACAGTATTCTGATTTGTTTATTGGTGGGATCCCATGCCAGGCCTTTAGCCTTGCTGGGAAACGATTAGGGGAACTGGATAAACGTGGCTTACTATTCTATGATTTTTACAGATACGTTAAGAATCAGCAACCCAAAGTATTTATCATTTAGAATGTCAAAGGATTACTATCTGACAACAACGGAATTACATTCCAGAATTGGTGCGCTTTACTTGGACAATCAATGAATACCCATCTTAATATGTTTAATCATGATGATTCTTTGCTTTACAATCTGCATTTTAAAGTATTAAACTCTAAAGATTTTGGAGTTCCACAGAACCGGGAAAGGGTTTTTCTGATTGGAATCCGCAATGATTTGCCTAATAATTTTCGCTTTCCAATCGGAGAAAGGTTAAAGATAAGGCTAAAGGATATTTTGGAAACTGAGATTGATGAAAAGTATTATTTGAGTGAGAATGCAATGGAATATTTAAACAAAGGAGCTTCCGGAGGTTATTCTGACCGAATGACATTTTTAAATAAGTCAGAAAATGCAGTAGCTGGATGTATAACTGCAAATCATTCAAAAGGTATCCCCTATAATATGTTGCAAGAACCCTACTGCGTAGCTATGAGAGGCAGAAACCCGGAGAATCCATCCGATAGAACAACTGGGGCAAATACAGAACAAAGATTAGAACCTAATTCGCAGGGTATAACCAATACGATTACAAGCGTTCAAAAGGATAATTTAATAGTAGTCAAAGAAGCCACAAAGCAAGGCTATGCCATAGCAAAAGAAGGGGATAGTATCAATCTATCAAACCCTAATTCAGAAACCAGAAGAGGCAGAGTAGGCAATCAGATTGCAAATACATTGGATACGGCTTGTAATCAGGGGGTAGTTGTCCCAAAATTTGAAATTGCAGATTATAGGTCAGATGAAGGATTGCGAATTAGAGAGAACGGATTATCGCCTTGTATAAATTCATCATTTAAAGATACTGACTGGAAAGCAAATTTAGGAACTCGTAATGCACCAATAACATCAAATGGACAACGCATACGCAGACTTACACCATTAGAATGTATGAGATTACAAGGTTATCCGGACTCATTTTTAAAACCTTGTTCAGATAGTCAAACCTATAAACAAGCTGGTAACTCAATTACAGTCAATGTGATGAAAGCAATTATTAAAAACCTAATTCCTGTTTTATGATAGACTACACCAACCCCC